AACTATTCAACGCGCCAGTTAACTCAGGAGTAGCGAACTCAAAAGGAGCAGGAACTAAACCAACAGGATCAAACATTCCATAAGCCGCAGAAAACTGCGGATTAAAAACAGACGACATAATATCCTGTTGATAATTCAATTGCGACGAAGGTGAGGGAGGTTTCCTGCCACCCGAACTATCCTGCAAATATTGAATCAAAGCCAAAGGATCATTAATTTTAGGTTGTACCATCACTGACCTCCAAGAAGAGCCATAATCTTAGATATATCAACACCCTGGCCAGCAAGACCCAACAACTGTTGCATCAAAATATCCTGACGATTCTGAGTATTAGAAGTCTGAGTCAAATTACCTTGCAACTGACCAAGACCAAGTTGATTCAAAAAATCACCTAAACTATTTTGATTCAAAATACCTGACTGCAACTTGGACTGACCCAACTGTTGCATAGCCTGAGCAAACTGAGCCTGCTGAGCCTGCTGAGCCAACTGAGACTGCTGTAAAGCCTGCAAACCAGCCGCACGCTGATTAGCAGACAAATCCTGCTGAGCACCAGCACGAGCCACACTCACATCACCAATACGAGACTGCTGAGCCGCCTGATTTGAAGCACCTAACAACTGAGCAAGATTACTGAATCCCCCACCTGTCGTCGCATTCTGAGACTGCAACATCTGCTGCAAAGCATCAATACCACCCTGAGGAGCACCAACAGCCTGACTATAACCAGCCATAGGATCAGACACAGCACCAATATTAGCCATCTGCAAACCAGCATAAGGATTACTTTGACCACCAAGCGCCGCTAAAGCGCGCTGGGTGCTCTCATCAATAGTTGCACGACCAGCATCAGATTGCGTAGTGATTTCGCCAGCAGTTTGGTTATACATGTTTTGCAACATTGCTAACGCATCTGCGTTTAAACCACCGAGTTGTGTTTCAACACCACCATAAAACAAATCAATAGCATCTTGCTGTGCTTTAGAACGAGCCTGCGCATCAGTAGACAACTGCCCATATCCTGCATTAATAGCAGGGTTAACAGCAGAGTTATTTAAATTTGTTGCATACTGCGTAAGCGCCGACATGAGAGGAGCGTTTTGTGTAGTCATAGTTCCACCGCCACGTGAACTAGTTTTAGTAGGAGGATCAACTTTGTCTACATCAGGAAAAGCACGCTTCCTAACCCAATTCGCTAAATCATTACCAGCAAGAGGGCGCCCATCAACTATAATCTTTTTGCCTTCTTCAACAAAAGAAGCAAAAGCAGGATTTTTCATCCACGACAAATCATGAGCGGCACGCTGTGGAGTCGCAATGTTTTGAACATCAGCACTAAAATCAGGGTACACACTACCACCACTTGGACCATCATATTTAGAAACAGTCGCTGGTTTACCAACAGTTCTTTTACGTTCCATTGCATTAGCATTAGGCATAACTCACGCTCCTAAAAATGGGCGCAAGCCCTGTAAAGAAGCAGCAGTGTCAAGAATGTCACGCTGCTTCGCCAACTCTATATCACCCAAAGTACTCTCATACCCAGCCTGAGACTGAGCATCCTGCAAATCATACTCAGCCAACTGCTGACGCAAAGCGTCCAACTGATCATTACGCTGATTCATCCAATTCTGCGAATAGTCAGAAGCAGCACCTTTAAAAATACCGCTATTACGTAAACCACGCTTAGCATACCCAGCACCAAAACCCTCAAGCCCTTTAGCCGCAGTCTTGTCAGTAGTCATAAGATCACGAGAACCACGTTGCTGCGACAAAAGACGACTGAACGCATTCATCGCCAAAGAAGCGTCACGCTGTTTAGTCGCGCCACGCTTTTGAGGTTCGTAATTTAAACCTATATCAGTGTAAGCCATTACTAATCACCCTTTTCGTTACCCTCACCCTTATCCACAGAAGCAATAAAAGCCTCTAGCAAGGCAACCTTCTGAGCATAATCTGCCACTTGTCGTAGCAAAGACTCGATAACTTTATTTGCATCTACCTGCTCGTTCATGCTGTCTCCAACTCTTCCACTCGTTTACGAAGATCTTGTATACCCAAAGTTAACAAACTTAACCAAGAGTTTTGGTTGATACCGCTAGGGGCAGTTGGCACGATGTTTCCTTCTTCATCACAGTCCATACCCCTGATCGACAAGAACGGAGAAACTTCATCCATATCTTCTGCCATCGGTCCAATCTCAGGAAAGCCTGTTGCACCTTTTCTGTTCCACAAACTGATGTCAATATTATCAATCATGCTTGGCGTAACAATGCCGTTCAGCGGTTGGAAGTTTTCTTTGTCATCGCGTGTTGAAGTGTTCCTATATAGAACATAAATACCCAAAACACTTACCCATTGAGCAGCGTTACCCGTGCCTGTTGTTGGGTTTTGAGCAGCAAAGTTTGAACCTGATGCAGAAACAAAAATGTTGCTACTAACTGAAAGACCGCCATTGGTTATAATCCCGTAAGTTGTAGTACCAACACCAAACCGAACATCTTGAGCGCCAGCACCATCACCAAACTGGATGAAGCCCATGCGTGTTGAGTCAACTTTGCGACCCATACGCCAAATAGCGGTAGTCCAATCTGAACCGTTGCCGTTTCGTATTAAGCGAGTATCAAGTCTGTCGCCGTTAGTTGTTGTCGCATTGGGGTCTAAGAAAACGATTTCGTTTCCTGCCGTTGTGCCTAATGCGCCACGAGTCATTGTTACTTGACCCGTTGTGGTCAAAGAAGTCAAAGTACCGACAGAAGTCAACGATGAAGTAACAATGCTAGAAGGCAAAGTTGTGCCAGTAAGTAATGACACAGGGATAGAACCAGCACTCAAAGTTCCTACACCAGTAATTCCCGTGTACGAACCACTAATACGTGCAGAGGCAATAGTGTCAGTCAACAATGTTGCTGGAATAGAACCCGAACTTAACGTGCCAACACCAGTAATACCCGTATATGAACCACTAATACGAGGAGGGGCAACAGTACCACTAGACAAGTTTGTTGCATTCAATGAAGTCAAGTTTGCACCTGATACCGCACCAAACGAACCTGACCACGTACCAGTTGTAATAGTACCAACACTCGTAATGGAAGTCTGCGGAGTATTAATCCACAAGTTAGAACCATTACGCATTAAAATATTACCCGTAGCAGGCGACGTGATCTGAACATCATGAATTTCGTTTAACTCATAACCATTCTGACAACGGACATAAATAATGCCGTTGCCAGCATTAGCACGAACAACAACACCAACATAAACAAGATGGTTAGGAGCATAAGGTTTAGTCGTCGTCATCGTGCCAGCAGTAGCACCTAAATAAAGAGTATCCCCAGCAGTAAACGCAGAAGTATTAACCTTCTCTAAATAACCCAACGTAGTAACAAGACCATCACCATGAGCAGGAATTAACTCTGCGACGACACCAAGGGTCTTAGCACTCGTAGCATCACTCGTGTTAATCGCACGTTTGACAGTAGCCCTATTGCCCTGTTGAGCATCCAAATACACAACAGTTCCAATAGTCAATGTCGTTGCTTCACCATTGCGTACAAACGTCTGTGACGATTCTGCACTCTCACTTTCAAGAGTGTTTTGGTATTCCTTAAGATACTCTGTTAAAGATCCAAAGATCTTTTGCAGAGGTCTACTATTGTCACCACGAATGGATGCAATATCAGGCGCAGTCCACTTAGTCATAGTTTAATAATGTAGTTCACCACAATATAAGGAGCAAGATTACTAAACGCAGTACCGCTACCTTCAAGGGCAGTAGAACCACTCATCGTGTGCGTGTGTCCACCACCAGCAGTAATTGAACCAGTAAATGAGTGTACCATCGCAGCAAAACCTGATTCACTACCTGATGTAAATGAAGCAATATCTACCGTACCACTTGCCGTGTGAGTATGTTCGTTTTCAAACGAAACAGCCATACCTTCGTTAGTATTTGAATATCCCAATCCTGCTGTTCCTGCCAAAAGACCATTCATAGTGGTGGGTTGAACACCAGTAGCATAACCACCTGATACTTGTGCAGTAAGTCTAGTAACACGATCAACAGTGTTGTTATCTACAGTTACTGAAACTGCCGTACTTGGCGGGTCAACCGTATGAGTGTGACTAGAACTATGGTTTGCAATAGCAAGAGTATGAGTATGAACATGGTCAGCAATAGTGTTAGGCAAAATAGTTCCAACACCGTGTTGATGAGAAGGCAAGTTAGCCGTAATTAACGTACTTGTCTTAGAACCACCAGTCTCAGCCAACGCATCAAACTCAGTCTGAGTAGAATCCTTACCAACAGGAATACGACCCTGTAAGTTAGGAACATTATAAGTAGTTGTACCATCACCAGTACCGTACGTAATGCCAATGGTAGAAAACAAACGACTATACAAAGGATTAGTGCGACTAACAGCCTGACCCTGACACAACAACCAACCTGTCGGCGCAGAAGAACCACCATACTGAGTGATCACACCAGCAGGCAAAAAGTTATCAACATACGCTTTACGTACAGCCTGATTATCGGTCGTAGGATCAGTAGCGGGCAAACTAGGAATAGCCGTGAACGCAATACTTGCGTCACGCTGAACAACCTCAGTGTTTACAAAGTTAACAACACTAGTAAAGTTAGAGTTAACCTGAGTACCATCAGCATTAGTACCATTAGCGAACGTATAAGTAACAGCAGCAGTAGCCATCAGGCACGCACCTTCCTTGGATTATATTTGTAGGTAATCGAGTTAACACCCCAAGGTTTCCCACCCTCACCTTGAATTCTTAATTGCACACTACGAGCAAGTCCTAAAGACTTGCCGACAGTAAAGACAGCACCAGTAGCACTAGAACCCCAGTTGGCTTCATTCCAACCATCAATGTCGTCATCCTCAGTACCAAGAGGATTCCAAATAAGAGAAGTACCCGAAGCATCCAACGACACAACATACGTCTTAGCCACAATAGACTCTTCCCAATCATGATAAACACTCAAAGTCAAATCAGTAGCAACACTCGTCTGCTTCACAACAAAATCAGGACGTCTCCACATTTTACGATTAGAAACATTATTAGCATCCTGCCACCCAGTCGTATAATACGAACTAAAATTAGTAGTACCTGTACCAACATCGTCCTGGTACACACTCAACTGATCAACTTTCAACACATAAGCGTTAGAAGGATGACAAACCAAATTGTAAGTCGTGCCAGTTGACGTAACAAAATTGCAGCCACTACCAACACCTTTTAAATCAGAAGTCTGATATTTAGTCCAAGCACCATTCTGCTTCAACGTAGGATCATAAACATATGAAGCAGTAGCTTTAGTATCAGAACCCAAAGGCAACGAAAGCCAAATCTTTTGATTCACACTAGAAACACGAATCTCATCCTGAGCAATATTATTAACCCCACCCGACTGCACCAAAGGACGAATATTCGCAAACAAATCCATAAATTGCTGACCATCAAACTTGAACAGTCCATCAGGCCAAGAGAAAAAATATACTGCAGTTTCAGTAGCAACAACACTCAAAGGATTAACAGCACCAACTTCACCAGTCAAATTAACAACCTGGAACGTGTCAGTTGAATAACCCATAATACTGAACACGGCACGCTTCTTAAAAACAAGAAGGTTGCCGTTAAAAGGAATGATCGCAGTAATACCCGAACCACCCTCAACAATATCAATGTAATCATTAGTAGCCCAAGACTCACGATTAATAGGATGAGAAAACCGAACACGGTTAGGGTAATCAGTAGAACCCTCAGTCACATGCGCACACCACAAACGATCAACATGCGACGTAATATAACGACACTTGGGAGCAAAACCAGTAACAGGAGCAGAATAATCATCCGCATAAGCAGTGCTAGCATCAGTCAACGCAGTAGCAGTAGTACCATCCCATTTATAACTAGCACCACCAGTACCAATATAAACAAAACTTTGATCACTGGCAGACCAAGCAGTAAACGACGCACCAAAAGGTGCAGTCGTAGTAATACCAGCAATGGCAGTAAACGCTGTTGTCGTAGCATCATAAACAGCACTATTAGCAGACAACAATAAACGTGGCGTAGTGTTATCCCAAGCGTACAACGCTTTGGGAGTAAACGAACCATTCGAGATAGACCCAATAGCAGACGTATTCAACTTCGTCATACCACCACGCATAGTCAAACCACCACGTGGATCAATATCCACGTTAAGTAGATCGGGTGATTCAGTACGACCTAACTGGAAAGGATCAGCGCGAAGGTTAAGACCACCAGTAAAATCGTCTGTACGAAGCAACGACAAACGGCTCATTGACCAAGAGTCCTACCAAGTGATTGTAGCCACCAGCGACGAGAGTTATGTGGAGCACCATCAGAAACAGCAAGAGGTCGTTGCGACGAAGGACGCATAAGATCTTGTGCTGTTAATCGTACCGCTTCGTCAAATGATTTACGATAGAAGGAGGCGAGTTCAATGTCCTCTTGCAACTGGTACACTTGCGCCACCCCATAGTACACAAGACACTGATGTAAGCGTTCGTCTGCGTCAACTTCCGTGGAATCTGAAGCAGACCAATCGTCAGGCTTACGATATCCACGAATAGTAAGCGGATACGTTGTATCAGGCTTGGGCCACAAATGCACTTGGTCTTGCCACAACGTAAAATACAATGGCCGTTGAACTTGGTCATAAGATCCGACCCAAACCGCTTCAGCATCATCATAACTAATATACTCCAAACGATTACCAACAGTAGAGGTATCAACAATAGAAGTGATCTCACGCAAGTTGCCATCACCAATAGCGTTAATAGCGTACGAACGTTGACCAGGGATAGTGGTCATGGTGAACGTTTTTTGATAGAACGGCCAACGCCGTTCCAAAGCAATAATACGATCAAAACCATCTTTAATATACATTGTTAAAAGAGTGTCAGAAACATCCTGTTGATCAAGATCAACTATCTCACGAATCTTAGAACGGATCTCAGCTAGGTTCATTAGCTTTCTCCTTCTCTTTTTGTCGTAGATGACCTATACAGTAATCAGTTCCTTTGGCACGTGCGCCTTGACATGTTTCTTCGTTAGCCATGCAGCGTGTATGACCCAAATAGGGCATACCGCCTGCAGGCGCGGGAGCAGCGTCTGCTGTAGCAAAAGGACGTGAGCCTATGTTTGCAGAGACTCCGTAGTATGAATATATAGGTGTTCCAGCCATCATTAGTAGGCTGAATCGTTACCTACTTGTTGTAAGGCAATGCTTTATAAACCCCACCAGTACGAGACTTTGGCTTTTCATTGTAAGGCAATGTTTTATAAACTCCACCAGTACCAGGACGTTTTCCTTTACCAACAGTACCAATACCTTTTCGTGTACCAGCAACACCAGTTTTTGAACCAACCTTTGCGCGACCAGGAGCAACACCAATTTTTGAACCGACCTTTGGACCAGTCTTTGCACCAGTCTTTGCACCAGGCACTTTACTGGCATACGCTAACTTAGCTTCGATATTGCCACTAGAGTTACGAGGTGTAGCAGTACCTGAATTTTTTGATTTAGTAAAACTGTTCCTCAATTTAAGAACATCATCTTTGGCAGCCATCATATCTCCTAATAAATAGATTCTTATAACACAGATTAAACGTTACCTAACGCTTTTTGGGACGAGGAGTAGCAGTCTTTTTTGCAGCAGCCTTCTTAACAACTCTTGGTTTTACGATTGCATCAGAAGTATTGAACTTGCGACCCGATGAACCCCACTCGCTAGAACCATCGCCATAGTGATATTGGGCAAAACCGCTATCAGTTCTTTTTTCAGAAATACGCTTTCCACTATTAACTTTTTTAGTAGAAGAACCAGTCACATGATACTGATAATCGGGACTAGTTCCCTTATTGCGAGCAGCAACACCATATTTTTCTACACCAGCAGTACTACGACGAGTCTTAGAGTCGGCAGTACCAGCAGTACGCTTCACTTTAGCCTTATTAACTGCATCAGCAGTTTTTTTGCTGCTTTCACGAGTGTCAACAGAAGGATTGGATTTGACATACTTCTTCATTGCCATAATAACTCCCTAAAATAGATTCCTATAACATGAATTAAGCGTTACTTATATAACAAAAAACCCACCCCGAAGGGTGGGTTCTCTGCATTCCTTGTCGGAAAAACTCAAGCAGTCTTAGCCGTAAGCTTACCCTGCTTTTCGCGGTTACGAATCGTAAGGTTACCGTAGCACAAGATGAGCGCATAGCGAGCATCCATGTTCTCAGGACGAAGGAATTCGGTATTAGCGAACCACTTGTCTGAGTGACCTACAAGGCTGATGTACTTGCTGTTCAGGAAGTACATAACACCCGAAGTGCAATGAACGTCATAAGCAACAGGAGCAGCCTTGAACAACAAGTTTTGGAAGCCTGCATCAGCAGTCTTAGTGTCGGTGTAGCGAAGTTGCGGTTGAAGCAACGACTCATACTTTTCAAACAATGTCTGAGTGGTAAGAACCATGTCAGGATGATCGTTACCAACACTAACAGTGTTATAGGCAGTCGTCATCTGAGCAAGTGTCAAAGCACCAGCAGTGTTTTCTTCGTATGAACGCCACCAGTCATTACCCTGACCTGAAGCCGAGTTAATGCCACCAACAGTGTTGCCTGATTCAACCAAGTTACCAAGGCCGTTCCAAGACTTACCGCTGTCAGCGCCAGCAGCACCAAGAGTGTCAGTTCCGTTACCGAAGAACATGCGGTTGAAGCCTTCCTTCATTGATTCTTCAGCCTGCATAATCTTGGCTTCAAGAAGGTTAAGGATAGCCTGCTCACCATTGTTCTTGGCTTCTTCAATACCGCTGATAGCGATAGAAACAGCGTACTGCTTCCAATCGTATTCAGCAGCCGACATTCCTTCTTGAGGAGTCAAAGCCAATGTGTCGTAGCCACTGTAAGGTGCAACAGTAGATGATTCACCATAAATCAATGGTTCAACAATCTTAGTTCCACCATTCAACATGCGGATACGGCCTTTGTCCATCAAATGATAGGTCAAAGGACGTGCAGTGAACACGTTGTCAGTGAGGGTCTTGCGATAGTTCGCAATCGTTGTGGATAGAAGTGCGTCAAAGTTAGCGTTACCAGCCATGATAGTTCCTTTATAGGGTTAGGAGACGCCGTGGGTTCTCTTTGCAGAGTTCCAGGCATCAGAAATTGAACGGACAGTGCCGACTGCATCCTTGCCAGCCTTAGCAGACGATGCACCTGAAACGACAGACGCATTACGTTTACTTTCAACAGCCTTAGTATCACGAGAAGGTTCTGCCTTCTTTGTTCTAACGCGGTCAAAAGCTACCTGCTTAAAGACAGCTTCAAGGTTAGTGTTGCCTTGCGCGAGCGCGGCAGCCACCACTTCTTGAGGGTTGAAATCTTCACCATAAGTGTTTTTCAGTCGCTGGATTTCCTCTTCAAGCCTCTGTTGTGCTTGCATCTGCTCAAACGCGCTAACGCGTTTATCAATTTCTTGCAGACGCTTATCCACTGGGTCGTCTTGCTGGAATTCATCCATGAAATAGTCATCATCAACCATACGCTGTGCCTCTTTACGAGTCACACCATAATGGCTAGTTAACAAATCAATAGTTCCAGCAGGATCGTTTTCCAATGCCTGCCTAATGGCAGAAGCCCATTGAAGTTCCTGCTTCTGTGATGCTAGTTCTTGAGTCTTACGAGTATAATCCGCTTGACGTGAATAACCAGCAATTGCTTCCGAAAGAGGTACACGAACATCTTCTCCATCAACTTTAACAGTGATATAATGATCGCTGTATTCGTCAATGTCTAAAAGTGGTGCATCAAATTCTTCTGCTTCACCCATCCCTTCAACTTGTCCATCATCAATGGGGTCGAATTCTGAGTCATTTGTAAAAGTGTCAGACACTTTGTTTCTCCTTTAGAGTCCACATGGTTGCTCTACATATAGGAATAGTGCGTTACATTAAGTATTAGGTAATTGCATACCCAAACGCTGCGACAAAGCCGCGAGCACCGCAGGATCAACACCTGACAACGCCTCAGGACCTTGAGGCATCGGCCCCATAGCACCAAGATTAGTAGGAGGCATACCCATTCCTTCAGGAGGCATAGGTGCGCCACCAGGAGGCAACATACCCATTTCTTCGGGAGGCATAGGAGCACCCTCAGGTGGCATACCACTTTCTTCGGGTGGAGGACCCATAGGTAATGGTGCTTCTTGAATAAACTGATCAGGGTTCTTGATACCAAAACCAAACTGCAGAACATGTCCAGCCAACGCTGGCATGTTCACAATACCCATACCAGCAAACGGGGCCATAGCATCCACAAGTTGCAAAGCCATCTGTCGTCGGAACGACTCATTGCTAGGTGCAGTAGAGCCTGCCTCAACTTCAAAGTCAAACTCGCCAGCAATATAGTCGGAATCAAAAGTAACCCACAAAGGCTCACCATCTTTACCAACAATACGAGCAACCTGCTCACCAGTCATAAACTGTTGAGCCAAACCAACAAGACGCAAAGCAACTTCAGCAATAGCACCTTCAATGGTAGCTAACTTGTCAGCAGCACGAGCGTTAGCCGCGTCCTGCACAATAGCCGCTTCTGTTGCTGTACGACGAATCTCAGGAACACCACCACGCTGATACTCGGATACACCCGAAACAGTCTGAATGTCACCTTCAATAATGTCTGACTGACGATAAAACTCGGGAGGAGTCATAACAGCAGGAAAAGGAGCAACAACGTTAGCGAGGTTTTCGTCACCCGAAACTGGAACCATTACGTTGTCGTAATCTGATTCCAAAGCGTCACGACCATCAGCATCAAATGCTGATTCCTTGTATAGATATTTACGTGAGTACCGTTTACGGTGATTCATCATCTGAGTACGAGTCGCGTTCAACTCACGTTGAAGCGGCTCAATAGCCTCAAGATCACCCATAGGATAGAAGTAGTCGGGAATATCGTAGTTGCGGATCATTACAAAAGGATGACCAAAAGTATAGGGCATATCCATAGGCTTAACCAAATACTGGTCACCACCATCACAGAATACACACATAGTCTTTTTAACTATGTCGTAGTATTCCCAAACTTCAACATATCCTTCTTCGGTATCTTGAATTTTACGCTTGCCTGGATCTTCGTTGTAACGACCCCACGAAGTAGCATTGATGCTCTCGCGCGCGGCGCGTGAGTATCGCTTATCTGACTTAACTTCAGTCAATGTACGACGAATACGTTGAGCGATCCAACGAGCGTCCTGCATAGAAGTAGCATCAGGATCAACAAACACATCAAATGGTGACACACGCTCAACAAAAGGACGATCTTCCGTAACAATAATAGTAGGCGTAATTTCGTTGCCTTCTACTTGCGAATCAGAATTATCTCCTTCTTCAGAAATCTGATCTTCTTCCACATAACGATAACCACACTTAAGCCAGCCATGACCAACAATAAGAAAATCTTTTACAGCCCTACGGAACTCAGGACGAATCTTATAGTGCTTCCACCAGTAGTTAATGACAGCCTCAGTAATAATAGCCTTAGGCGAGTCCTCGGGACGACGAGCATTAACAGCAATCTTAGGATAGTTAACAGCAACGCTAGGAGCAATAACGTTTACAGTAGAAAACGAAATATTGACAAGCAAACGATCCTCAGGAGAAATGTCCTCATACTGCTTGCCTCGATACAAGTCAATTAGGCGACGCCAAAGATCATCATAATCTTCCTCACGACGCCACCGTTTTGTCGTAGCGATCTTTTGCTTATATTTGCTAAGAGTTTCTGAATGCGTTTGACGCGCCATTATTATTCACCATCAATGCTATTAATGTACTCTTCAGAAGCACGATAAACAAAGTTAATGAGTGCGCCAAAACCAGTCCACAAAGCGGTTTTCCAAATTTCTAAACCGCCCACAGCACCACCTACAAGAATACCTGTTGATGCAAAAATAAATGTTGCGATTGCTTTCTTGGCTGATTCTGAATATTTCATAATCCCTCTTTCAAGTGGTATTCAACATGATCGTCCAAACGATCATCTATGTGGTCAACTTTTTCTTCAATACGGCGAAGAACTTTATAGTTCTCGCCGTGTTCTTTAGTATTGCGAGTGTCATATCTTTTTAAAGCCAACATTAAAGGACCACCAATAAGCGCGACGACAATGGGGGTGATCCAATACATGTCAGATCCAACGAGTCCCAACGGGTTCGGCTTTAATGCCAGCAGCAGTGGCTTGCCTCATCTGTTCATCTTGACGCTGTTTGATGGTCGGGCCATGAAAGTCCTCTTTACCATGTGCAAATCCTAGACGGATGCCTTTTATGTGGCATGCGAAACATACCGCACCTCTACGCGGAAGTACGTCAAAGGAGAACAATTTTGAACACTCTGTGCAGTTAATAGATCCCATCACATTAAGAATGTTTCGTTACCTGTTGTTTCTAGTGTTATATGCGCCGATAGGTATCGTTCCTGTACCATGATCTTCACTCATAACAAATCGTTCAAACCAATGCAAACTATATTTAGGTATAGGGGCTTCGGCGCGATATTCGGGCAACCACACATATTTCAACATTTGATATGTGATAGCCAAGGACATTACACGGTCGTCATGGGGTGAACCATGCATTTTACCATTGGGGTCACGGACGAATGTTCTTAATTCTGCAATAGTGCGGCTATCAAACAAACCAAGCTCAGAGTCACGGATAGAAGCAGAAAGTTCGTCAATAGCCAAAGGTTTTGTGGCTGTCGTAGTACGCCAACCCAACTGTTCAGTCGCCTCAGGGCGACGTTGCTGTAATCTGCGAGTGCGGTAAATATTTTTGTAACCATATCGTTGTAAAGCTTTCAGAGTAGTTAGACCGTGGTTGTTATTTTCTACACCCACAAGAGCGCCGTTATACCACCAGCCTATTTCGGCAAGTAGATCACCAAAAAGGTCAGGTTCAATATGGCCATGCCAGTGTCCTACAACTTCTAACGATCTAGCCTCAATAATATGTGCGGTAGAATAGTCGCCGTGAACAAGACCTTCGGCAACGTCAGCACCGACAACATACACACCTTCAGGTTTGGGGTATTCCCAAATAGCGAACTCTCCTTCAGGAACTATTCTGAAGTCACAGTTCTTTTTAGAAATAGTATGCAAATATCCGCGGGCAGGTTCAATAGTTTCTAATGAATCCAGTAAATCAATATCAAAGACAGGGTTACCTGACTTAATGAACGCTTCTTCGGGTGTGCGAGGGTATTCCTGGTGCAATTGCCAACCAGGCATAGTTCTACATTTAGATTCATACCATTCTTCGTCACGGTCGCCAGCAGACCAAGGCCAAAAGATGCCTTTGAAAAGGTTTGCTCCCGTCTGTGAGCCAGTCCAAAGATGATGAAAGAAGTTACCTGACCCGTTAGCCGTACTCAAACAAATAACACGACCACCAACGTCAGCAATCGGCTCAATAGAAGCCCACGCTTCTTCCGAGTTAGGTAAGAACGCCATCTCGTCAACAATAACAAGATACACAGATTCACCACGAGCAGGATCATTACCCGATGGTAATGATTCAATCGCAGACTCATTAGAAAAAGTCATCTTTAACTGGTTATCAGATGTGATCTGAGGACCACGTTCTTTCATCCACTGAGGGACAAACTTAAAGCCATACTTAGACTTCTGTAGCAACTTGGCGGCTTCTCGTTCAGTACGAGACAACATGACCACAAAACGGTCCTGCCAAAAGAATGTCAACCAAAACGCGTAAGCAGCACCAAGAGTAGAAAACCCGATCTGACGTGCTTTTAAAACCACACTGTAACGGTTAGACAACCATGCTCGGATAGTTTCAATCTGGGCTTCACGCATTTCAAAAGGGATACGTCCTCGCTCAGGATGTTTGATATACCAATAGTTGGTACAGAAGTGCTCAAATGCGTCCACGAGGTCGTCAATACTGGCGTCCTGAGGTCCTTTACATTTACGCCACTCACGTTCGTTGAGTAGTTCATTCAGATCCATTGTTCCTCATCTTAAGAGGCTCATCATCCAATTCGCCACAGGCGGGACATTGCCACTTACAAGCCAGTGGTGGATACTCTTCACCACAAACAAGACATTCAACGTATTCGGTCATACCACACGAAGTTTGCGAGATTCTTTTTCCTGCGTAGCAACAGCAGCAATTAGATCTTCAAGTTCCTTGTCTGACAACTGACCGATATTTGTCTCAGATTTAACGGTAAGGGTTGGGGGAGCCATTCTGTTTGTAGCCTGCAAGTACAACTGGGCAGCCTTGATGTCGCCGCCCAATGCCTTTTCATACAGAGTGTCCAGCAGACGCTGAGAACGCTCAGGAGAACCCTGTACATCATCAACCTTGGACTGCCATTCTTTACGGAAAACGTCTTTCTTTTCCCAACGGCGAAGAGTAGTAATATTGACGCCAATAGATTGAGCGTACTTTTCTTTGGACGCAGGTGTCCTTTCAGAAGGTGGTGTACACAACCAACTGATATACGCTTCTTGGCGCGAATCCAAAACATTTTCTTCAAGTCCCATCAAAATACAGGCAACTTCGTTACCTGTTTAGGGATGTAACGGGTAACGCTTAGGTTAGGGGCCATCAAGTAATCCGTACCTACCGCAGGGGCGGGACGGATCTAGTGACCTAGAAACAAGTTGCGACGACAGGAGCTGATATGCCTAAGGTGGGAAACAAGACTTTTCCTTATACAGCGAAGGGTAAGGCTGCCGCTAAGAAGGCGGCCGCTAAGTCGGGGATGAAGGTGTCGGCTGGTAAAGCCGCACCCAAAAAGCGTTCTCAGACTCGTGTTAACAACATGGATTACTGAGTCATGGCATCCAGTAAAGATCCTCGTCTAGCACGAGCAGGAGTAGCAGGTTACAATAAACCAAAGCGTACTCCTGACCATCCTAAGAAGTCCCATATTGTCGTGGCTAAATCAGGGTCACAAGTTAAGACTATCCGCTTTGGTGAACAAGGTGCATCGACAGCAGGGAAACCTAAAGCAGGTGAATCTGACCGCATGAGCAAGAAACGTGCCTCCTTTAAGGCACGTCATGCTTCTAACATTGCTAGAGGACCAATGTCCGCGGCATATTGGGCTGACAAAGTAAAATGGTAAAAAAGAAAACCCCTAAAATACCACCCTTAGTAGAAATCTTTTGGGAAGATCACTACAGCATGGGAGACGATTGGCACGAACCAGGAGCCAAACACGAACCATGCGTACTATCAGCAGTAGGCTACCTTGTCGCTGAAGATGCCCAGTACTATTGGGTCACTTGTACGTACGAATTAGCTACAGGAAACTATAGTGCAGGGACAGCAGTTCTCAAGAACTGCGTCACCTACTTTAATGAGCATACTCCAGCCCGTAAAATACATTAAAACATATTCTTACCTGCGACGACAGAGTTAAAAGGCAACACAACTGGGCCTTTGTGACCATCGTCACCCTAACATATACAACTATCACGATTCGGCTACACCCCGAGAGACTCCTTTATATTGTAACTAGCGCGCCCCCCCATGCCCCCCCTTGACACGACAAAAACGCCCATATGCGCAAACAAGCCCGATGAGCCGTTCTGCGCCATATTTCCCGTCTCCACAATAGATAGGAACAGGGCGTTCCTGCCAACAGCAATCCTAGTTCTAGCGTGAGTTGTTGGTATCTAACCCATCAAATCAAATGTGACTTAATTAAGTCACTTAACCAAAGGAGAATACATTGCCCATTCAGGAACACGGCGTACCCGCCGAAAGCAACATCAACTTCAAGCCATTGACAACGGCTTTAGAAAAAATTGGCAAGCAGAACATTGCTCTAGTCATTGACCTTTACCTCGTTTGGAAAAAGGAGAACAATCGGTTGAGCAAATTGAAAGTGACTAAGTACGGCAAGGTTGGTTACACCATCGGCAAGTTCATCGGTGAGTGGGTTGAGTCCATGCCTGATCTTGACATTCAGAAAAGTGCGAAGTCGTTAAAGAATCAGGTTGAGGCGATGAACCGTGTCGCTGTCGTTTACAAGCCTGCGACGATTACGAACTTTGCAATGCTTGCTCGCCTTGACGCAGATATCACTGCTAAGAAAAACAAGGGCAAGGCTGTTGTTAAGGAAGCACCGAGTGTTCGTTTCAATCGTGAGAAAAAGGAGAAGGCCGCTAGCGTGTTGCGCAAGGCTGGTTTCACTGATCGTGAAGTTGCTTCTTTGCTCGCCTTTGGTGCGCTTGGTAATAAGTGACTTAATTAAGTCAGAATTGTTGAAACGCCGTGAGGCGTATAGCAGAGTTCGCCTACTGCTACTGATGATACAGGCGCAACCGAAAGGAAATCATAATGAATATCAACCAAGAGGAACTCTACGATGTCGCAGGTTACCTGCTTCATCTTGAGTCTGTCGTTGCACAACAGCGGATAGATACCGCAAGTGTGATTGCAGGATTACAGCAGGCGAGAGACATTTTGTCTGTTGCTTTGACTAACAACCAGGCTCGTGCTCTTGAGCGTCGTGCAAAGTTGGCTGAGTTGCAAGCCAAGTATCCTGCTCGTCCTATTTTGTCGGTGGGTGAATGATGTATCCATACATTCTACTCGCTCTTGCATCGCTACTGTTCGTGGCGTGCGTCGGCTTTGCCTACGAGATGGGCAAGCGTGTCGGCACATACGAGACACAGCGTAATTATCGCCACCCGAATTGGCGTGTCAATCCACAACAAACAGAAAGCAGGAAATAAAATGGAAATCGTTTTCCAAATGGACAATGAAAAGCATTGCAGTCTTGATGAACTCGCAGAGTTTTCTCATGACATCTATATTGTGAACCGTGATGCACCTGAGGGTTTAGGTGGTGCGAGCGTTTCTTTGTATGTGCAAATGTTTGTTGATAGTTATGGCGAACCTCAATTTGGTTTGTTGCCTCAACTTCGTGAGATTATCGTTGTCAATTATGACGCAGATGATGACGAGGATTGCATTCCGAACACTTGGTTTGGTTCATGGGGTGGTGGTGACACATTCGTGTTGATGGGCAAGGCTGTCAATCTTGCATTAGATATATCTCGTGCTTATCTTAAGCATGATCGCAATATCTATGTGATCAACGAAAGTGGTACGACAGAGAGCACGATGTGTTCTGTGTATTCGTACATGGCAGAGCGAGGTTTCCCGTTCTGATTGTGACTTAAATAAGTCACATTTGCGTAGCCATGCGTGGCTTGTCGGTGTTCGCAACCCGACTACGCACTACCGAACACAATACCGTGTCGGTTACATAAAAGGAGAAAGCAATGCCTAATCAAATAGAAAACGAAATCCCCGACGATGACGAGGAGGAAATTGAACTGTGTCATTTCACTGGTGTTGTCTTGAACGACGACAATCATGGTTATGAGACAGTGACGTTCCGCCGTGACGCTGTTGTGGGCTGGGATAATGAAACCATGTCGTTCGGTTATCGTCACGATACTGAGGACATTCACTACACAACTGATGTCATTGAGGCTTTGGGTGTTGAGTTAGTTCACTACTGTGACGATTGCAACGAACACTTTCATTACGCCTTGTTCAACGAGGACACAGGGCGTTGCAGTAGTTGCGACGAGAACTACAGTGACTGTTATCGTTGCGGAACTGTAGTCCATTGCGACTACTCGTATCACGATGATGATGGTGACCCGTACTGTGAGGACTGCTGGTCGGAACACGATCAGAACCCCGACAATCAACGGCAGTCCACTATTCTGTCGTACTCAGCCAAACCTACTGCTGTATTCGGTTGGGTTGTTGAGTCGCAGTTGGTGCGTGGCTTGATGGTGCCTCGTGCGATTGTCAGCGAGCCGATGTTCGGACTTGAGGTGGAGACGAACGCCCGTGACCGTTCTCGTGTCACTGACGCAAGCGACTTCCTTATGAGTGAAGCACCCGACGAATACTTGTACAACAAGGAGGACGGTTCAATCTCAGGGTTTGAGATTGTGACACACCCGTTCACACTTGAGGCACACAAGATGTTGCTACCTCGTGAAGCGATCTCTGCTTTGTCGTCGCAATACTCACTGTCATCATGGTCATCGGTGAACGGTACAGGCGCAGGGCTTCATGTCCACATCAGTAAGAAGTCTTTTGCTGGTGCGTCACATCAGTACAAGTTTCAGATGTTCCACTATCGTAATGCGGATACCATCAAGAAGTTTGCTGGCCGTGACTCTGAGCGTTGGGCAACATTCCGTCGCACCACCGATCCGACTGACTACGGCTATGACAACATGGTTGAAATCTGTAAGGGCAATCGCACACAGAACAATCGTTACAGTGCGCTCAACTTTCAGAACCGCGACACCATTGAGTTGCGTTACTTCCGTGGTTCGCTCAAGCCTGAGACTATTCTCGGTGTTGTTGAGTTCTGCCATAGCGTTCACTCATACACCAAGTTGCTGACCGCTAAGGAAGTTGCTAACGGTCACCTCGCATGGGGTTCATATAAGATGTGGCTGTCTGAACAGTCATATGAGTTCCTTCCATCTGTCATGGCAACTCGTTGCGTGTGACCTATCCTTATCCCTACAACCAATCACAAACAATCACAAACAGAAAGGCACAATCATGTGTTTACTAATCCTAGCCAAGGGCGGTTCAACGCCTTCCAAGAAATCACTACGCCGAGCAGGCAAAGCCAACCCTGACGGTTTCGGCTTCGCCATTATCGGCAACAACAAAATCCATACTTACAAGTCAATGGATCTTGAGGACACCATCGGCAACTTCTACGACATGAGAGAGAGCTTCCCTAAGGGTCACGCAATCTTTCACTTGCGTATCACCACTCACGGTGTTACCAATGTTGAGAACTGTCACCCATTCCAAGTCAATGAGGAATTAGTGATGGGTCATAACGGTATGTTGCCAATCAAAGAGGAGAACGGTAAGTCCGATACGCACTTGTTCGCTACTGAATGGTTGCCTCAGTTTGATATGGCCGATCTGCTTGACACGCAGGCTGGTGTTGCCGAACTCAGCAAGTTTGCTAGCGGTTCTAAACTTGCGTTCCTCAACACGGGTTCACAGTTAGCCAACCCGTTCTATATCATCAACGAACATCTTGGTCATTGGAAAGATGGTGTGTGGTACAGCAATAGTTCGTACAAAGAGACTGTGTGGTATCCATCGTACAGTTCAAGCACTTCGTACGGCACATACAATCCGACCAAGACCACGCCCGCATTAGACGATCAGTATTTGTTTGATGACGAGGACACGTTCACTGATGACTACAATCATGTGGTTGATTCATATGTGGCACGCACTTGGCTTGATGGTGATCTTATGTACGATCACATTGAGGGTACATGGGTTCACCCTGATGATGCAGATGAGATCTCTGACATCGTTCAGTGGGAATGTCACACCTGCCACAATGTTGCCATCTTTGATCTAGTCAATGACGATGTTCAGTTGTGTACAGAGTGTGGCACGTGCTACTTCTGCGACGCTGACACCGAAGCCTGTGCCTGCTATGCGCCATTTGGCGATGAGAAATAACAACCAACAACAAATAGAAAAGGAAAAATCATGACTATTAACAATCCACTTCCATACGAATGTGTCCCTGAAACTGATACCACCCCTGATATTTGGGGTGTGTATCCTGAGAACGCTCTCTTGCGTCAGCAGATAGAAAAGAACGAGGAGTTGCTTGACACCTTTATGAAAACCATTACGTCACAACAACACGAGATCAGATGTCTGAATGATCGTATGAACTACGATGAAGCCATGCACAAAAATCAATTTCATGCCATCAACACTTTCCTTAAGTGGGTCATCAACAACTATCAGGTTGATAAACAAGATGACATTTGGGAAATGCTTGACGGAATGTTTGAGAACGGACTACTCGCTGACCCTCGTAAGCGTGTGTACCGTATGCAGGTAAACAAGGCAGAGAGAGACAACTACGACATTGAGTTTCCTTGGGACATGACAGAGGAACGAGCGCAAGATATTTTGCGCTCTGCCACTCTTGCTGGTGAGTTCACCCGTACTGACTTCCAAGACATCACTCAACTCGGTGGCGTAGCCATCACTGTCGTCGCACATGAAGTCTGTGAGACTGAGTGGACTGTGTGGAACCGTGGACAGATCAACAATAACGAAAGCCCGTGGTGATCTATGAACCGCATACTCAAAGCCATCAACTATAATTCATCTAACGCCACGAACGGCGAATTAAATAAGGAGACAACAATGTCTGAAACAACATATCCACTAGACCTCACGATCACAGAACTTGAGGCACTCAACAAAACTGTCGGCATTGCCATTGACAATCTGACACAGAAAATCAACAAGCATGGTGCGGAAAGCCCTCTAGGCCGTACCGCCAAGGCTGACCGCAGTGCCTTATGGGATTGTGCTGTCCGTATTCACGAAGCATTAGGGGAGGAATACAATGGGTGAGCACCCCGACACACTGTACTATCACACCTTTGCACCCGAGATCACTGTGGTCACAGATGCTGACGGTTTGGTTGTTGAACCTATTGAGGTACGGATAGGCAGGTTGGCGACATTGAAAGCCGACCAACTGCTGATCATGACCACAGACAACCGTGGTGAACCAACGCCACAGGAAATCCAGGAGCGTGCCATAGAACAGTTCATGACCTACATCTCGGTCAGATGGTTCGGACAGAAAGTGGTGTACAAATGAAAGTAGCCACATTCATTCCTGTCATTGAAGTGTTACTCAACGATGACCTGACCATTGCCGACTTCAAGATTGAATGGGAGGACTCCTATGTCGTCTCTAAAGAACTTGAGACAGGCAAGACCATTCGAGGCATAGACCACGATGACATTGGCGGTAACGCCCGTACATTCCTGAACGCACTAGGTATTCAGGGCTATCCACGAGGCTCTAATGACGAGCCGTTCTAACTCTACCACATGGAAGTGCCCATCGTGTGATAACACGATAGTCACCCATGTACCATTGAACTCTCCCCCTGTCTGTGCCAAGCACACACGGGGTGGGAGGGAAATGAAACCCACCAATAAGTGAGCCTGAAACAGGGTCTTGCAACTCAGAGAACGCCTCCATCGCTTCGGCGGTGGGGGCTTTTTCTGTTTCTCCCCTGACCCAATCCACCGCTTACGCAACGACATGATGTTATACTGCTCTCGTCAGAGAGCCACAAGCACTAGATCGGGACAAGCCCTGAGGCTTGCCCGATACAGTAACCAATCAAAAGTGACTTATTTAAGTCACGTTCAAAACAAAGGAAAAAGAATGTCCCCAAAATTACCCGTATACACCTGCGGTGTCGTCGCTCATGAGATTGACTGTCTCTGCGATGTCGTTGTAACGACTCCAACGCCGATACTCGTTGACCCCGTTGATGGCTGGCAAGGAGAACACATTGCCGAGTTCCTTGACCTATGCGTTCCTTGGACGGACGCAAGCATATTCAAGTTCCTGACAGCGCAACTCATGTTCCATGACGAATACATCATCATACGGAAAGAGGCGAGACTCTCAGAGTCCGACCGCAACCAACGACGCAAGATGACGCCGTACGAATTCACAGAGGAAGAACACAATGAGATAGTCGGTCGTATACAATTAGGTATGCCATCTGTCGCTGTCCGTGTTTACGCACTGTGTAAGTTCGGTGTCACAATGTCGCATTATCAAGCGAACCTGCTAGTAGCAGAACACAAAGGAGAACAGCAATGAGAATTGAACACAGAGAACACGGCATAGATGTTTATGTCCGTCAGTCGTGGATTGGTGACGCACTCATGTGTAACGAACGAGGACGCAATAACATTCTGCGCCCCGAATGGTCAATGCCTAACGACGCAACAATCCTTGGCACAGCAGTACACGCAGGCATCGCCAGCGTGTTGCTAGGCGAGGGCAACGCCCGTGAGGTAGCACACGAGGAACTACAACGGTTGCTCAGCGAACCATTCCAACGTGTCAAGTACACAGACCATGAACTGTTCAACTACGCCAACGATCTTTGTGATGAGTGGGAAAAATCAATCGCCCCCACTCTTGGCAAGGTCACTGGTGTTGAAGAACCATTCCACTTTGAATTTGACAAGTTTGAAATCAATGGAACACCCGTCACCGTTTACGGCAAGGGTACAATTGACTGTGTGACCGAGACAGATATTTGGGATTGGAAAACATCGGCTAGGAAATACTCTGCCCGTGACAAACAATCTCAGGCAGTACAGCCAACAATGTATTCAGCCGCGATGGTTGCCAAAGGAACTCACGAGTATCCTGTGACATTCAAATACGGCGTTCTAGTTCGTGGTGGAAAGGGACAGATCGTTCCTGTTCACCGTAACGAAAGCCATACCGATTGGCTTAAAGAGCAAGTGCGACCGCTTGTGCGGACAGCACTCTTAATCGGAACAGACGAATCGTGGACTAAGAATGACACACACTACTTGTGTAGTCAAACCTGGTGCTCGTATTGGTCAGTATGCAAAGGTAGCAAACTGTCCCCTGCGGACATTATCCCTAAGGAACAATCATGATTAGCAAAGACCAGTCCATCGTGACACAAGTAGCCGCAAAAATTGCGAGCGAGTTAACATGCAAGACCGACTTGAATGACGGAAGCATGACAAACATTCAGTCAACTTTCCTCAGCCATTTTGATTTCGTTAACGAAGTCTTGCAGGGTGCTCATGGGAACAACATTGAACACGGCATGCAACTCATGCAGGAAGCATTCCCGAATAGCACTGTTGAGGAATACACGCCAGCACCAGCCAAGGCAATGATCGCTACACCCCCCACCATGTCGGCTAAGGGAAGCGTTGAAATTGCTGGCAAGCAACACGGCGATTTACCGAACTGGTTGATCACCGCATGTCAGAAGGCTGGCGTTGGACGAGTATGGGACAACCGTGACCAAGCAGTTGGCACGAAGCGTCCTTGGTTCAAGCAGGCAGACACAGTTGATGGACAAGAGGCTGTTGCCTTTTGGCCACCGAAAGGTTCAGCATGAGCCTTGAGGACTTCGCATCAAAATGGGAAGCGTTGAAAGCGGGGGGCGAAAGCCCCCCGTCCTCACTCCCTGAACCAAAACAAATGCATTACTACAGACCACTAGAGGAAGCGGCTGAAGAGTTTGTTCGTTGGGCGCAATCGCCACACGAACGTATCTACACAGGCTTCGGTGATCTTGATCGTGAGATGCGTGGCATCGCTTCAGGCGAGATGTGCAACATCATTGGTTACAGCCACAGTGGCAAGACATTGGTTACATTAGAGATACTCAAAGCGAATCAGAATAAGAACGTGGTTTACTTCGTCCCTGACGAACCACGCACACTCGTTCTCATCAAGTTGGCTTGCGTAACTCACGGTGTCAACGCCATAGATCTTGAGCGTTCAATTGCTCAGGACGACGCTGGTGCTATTGATCTGCTCAAGCAGACAGCCAATGAACACTTCCCCAACCTTGCTGTGTTTGATCAGCCTATGGCCTTGTCAGACATGGAGAAATCAATGAGCGAAGTGTCAAACATGTGGGGTCAGAAACCTGACCTCATTGTGTTTGACTACTTAGAACTATTGCAAGGTGGTGGCGAGGATGTCGCTTCTAAAGCCAACACACTCAAAGCATGGGGACGACGACATGATGTCCCACTCATTGCCCTACACCAAACTTCACGCACATCAGGTGCAGATGGTAAACGTATGACCATCTCATCAGGTGCGTTCGGTGGTGAACAGCAAGCGACACACATCATTGGTGTGCGTCGCAAACGCTTTGAGATTGACTCACAGATCCGTGAACTTGAAACTAAACTTGACAAGTCGTCAGCGTCCGAACGGGCGATGGAACAACTTGACAATCTACGTTACGAGGCTCGTATCCACACCCACACACTCACACTCAACCTGGTCAAGAACAAGCGTCCAGCAGGCAACCTCATAGATGACATTGACTTTGAGATTGAGCAAGGCACAGGACGTTTGACGAGACTGAGCGAGGGTGAGTTACCGTCACAGTTCCTACGTGAGGCTCGCCATGACTAACGAACTAGATGACGTACTTGCACAGTACATCGCCTTGTTCCGTGGTCGTGGAGACGCACACGGTTCGTGGGACGGTGGCTGTGTAAGAGAACCACTCACGGACGACACATTCAGACAGCACCTATTCGGTGACACATTCGTAGGCGTATACCCATGCGTGTACTACAAAGGTGAAACCAAATGCGTGTGGGGTTGCACAGACATTGACTACGACAACCCTGAAGAAGCATGGACGCTCCATGACGCATTCGAGTCAGTCGGTGTCAAGTCCTGGGTAGAACGCACAAGGCGTGGCTATCACATTTGGGTGTTCGCAACAGAACTTGTACCCGCATCAGAGATGCGACGCATGTTCCTAG